ATAGCTGAAAAAAAAAGCAGGCTCATCCAATTGTTGAATAGTAATAAATAAATTCAATATATGGGATTGTCCGCATCTTTTCAACTTTCTTTTTAAGAAAAATTTATAAATCCATCCAGCCCATCTACTATTAACCAAAGCTGTAACCACATATTCATTAATCAAAGGTACAGATTTACTTTGTATCTTATAATCGTAAAAATCATTAATTTCCGGGTCACCATCTACAATAGATTGTATCTGCTCCCTAATCTTACATAATTTAATATGCGTACCAGTGGTGATGTATTTCAGGTAAAAGGGGAACACCCCTAATACCCGAAACCCATTAAGCTTCCTTTTTTCGTTAGTTGCTATATCTGCCAGTTCTATCTTCATCTTAAGTAGCTACTGTAACATTAACAGTCCATGTTTGAACAGTACCGTCAGCTGCTTCTACATCATACGTAACAGCACTGCTGAAGTCTCTTTCCACACCACTAGCTGGATCAATAGAAGCCCCTAATGATACATCAATAGTAGGTGTTAAAGCAGATGGATCAGTACCAATTACTACAGTAATATCAACCACATGAGTGGAAGTATTAATAGTTGCTGCAGAATCATCAAGCGCTCCAAAGGTGAATACAGTTATATCATTAGCCGATGGAGTTAATAATTCATGATAAGTGAATATAGGAACCCCTGACTTTTCAGGTTTCAAAACTGTACTATTCATTTGATAATAATGCAAATCATCGTCATTGATGATAGGATAACCATCAAATGAAGCTCTTGGAATAATGAACAAAATATTTTTTTCAGTCAAAAATTTGATTGATTTTTCAATATTCTGATTTTCATTATTAGGAGCGTCATACTGTATTGATTCTGAATCAGTAGTTACTGTACCCCCAGTGAACTCCGCAATAACATCTGGACTTAAGTCCGCTAATTGGAAATTCATTGTTTTATCACCTTTAGTAATAGCAGATTCCATAATGTTACCTACTACATTTTTATAGTTACTTACGTCAGCATCCGAGCCATTGAACTGCACGGTCGCTTCCCTCTGGCCAACTTGTATCTCTTGCCAATTCGTTCCAACATCTCCATCAGAAGCAACATCAGCAAACCAGAATTTTTTAATTTTTATTGAAGTTTTTGTACTCATTTTTCAAAGTTTAAAGATTAATATTACTATTGCAAATCATTAATTATATGTTAATTGAAAATTCATTTTTAATATAGCGTAATGTTGATGAATTTGACTTTCTGCTCCCATTTCTCCTTTAAACCGTGATGTATATGTTTCTCTACTAGATAATTCAAAAGAATAATCATTCATCTTATACAATTCTTCAGACAAATCTATTAATAGATTTTCAAGAATTTCCCCAGTAGCAGAATCCTCATAATAAGTATTATTATCATAGATATCTTCATAAAAAATCTTCACAGTTAAAGCTCCATCCTGAAGAAATTTGGCTTTGACCCCAGTAATAAGGTCGATGACAGTGTCTTGTAAATTACTATCAGTTGGACGTATTCTTTTATATATACCTCCACTTAAAGCCGCGATTGGGGTTCCTAATAGTAATGTACGTACATCTGTCAATATCTCATTAACTGTTTTCATCGTATCTTGCGTTTTAATTCCTTCAATAATGCCGGTAATTCCCGATTCATTTTTAACTCAGATTTTTTTAAAACATTAAGCCCGTGAATATCTTCTACATAAGAAGCATATTCCATACCCGCGACTACTAACAATGCATATCCTTTTTTAAAGGAGCCTATTAAAGAATTAATATAATCCATTCCTGCAGTAGTCCCTTCAGTAGAGCCTTCAAAACCTCTATAAGTCACAGGATGTCCATTTTTTAAAACAACACCCCCAATAGAAGCTTTAAGATTCCCGGTCTGGTCTTGATATCCAGCATTTAACTTAGCATGATTTTGTAATTCAGTCACTAATACTTCAAGATTATATATCAAAGCTTTTTCAATACGTAACCCGTATTGTCTCAGATATAAACTAACCTTTTTTTTATTTTGTAACTTCAAACTCATACTATACTATTACTTTTATTTTAGAAGTCAAATTCAAATATTCCAAATTATGAATCTGGAAGGTTCCTATCAAATTACCATTATTGTCTTGTAGTTTAATGTTTTTAATAACAGTTAAATCAATCGCTAATGCATCCACTAAGCGTTGTTCCACGTAAACAGAATACTTAGCTTGAATGTATTGTCCATCTACCATGAATTTATATTCACGAGTAACTGTTTTTAAATTACAATCTATAAAATCAGTAGGGGTTTCCACAGGGAGTATTGGATTACCATCCCCATCAAAACCGCCACCGGTTAAAACAATAAATGATATGTAACCAGTTTTAACCATTGTAATTTTCTCCTATAAATCCAAATTTTTTACCCCGGAATTTAGAGTCTTCATACTTAGAATATATTTGATTGGCACGCTTTAATAACTGTTTTTTCACTTCAGCTAATTGAGTAATACCCACAGCTTGCTCAATCAAATTAGGAGAATCAAACAAAAATAAATAAATATCAGCCGTGGCCAATTCATAGTCTTGTGATTCACCGATTGTTTTTGTATAAGTTGTATCCTTATCCAACCCTCTATCAGTACATATTTTTTCAACCGTACTATTTGGGATTGGATAAGGATTCAATGACATTAATGATTCTGCAATAGTCATAATTAATTAATTATTGTTTACCAGGCAACCGCATCAATTTTCAAATAAAAATTATCAGCATAAGTATCTACAACTGGAAAACCTTTACCTTTGGCATAAATTTTACTGTATGAAGGGTCAATTTTCTTATAATTACCTACTAAGAAAAATGATTCATAAGTTTCCCGCGTTTGATCAATAGAAGCTAACTTTTTCCATTCAAAGTGACCCAAGGCTGATTGTTGAGAAAAAATGGCAACCCCATCCGCAAATGGATTAGCTGTTGTTTTCACATCATCCCGGCTGGCACGAGTAATTTTCTCATCAACCACTTCCATAATAACCGGCTGATCAAAATAATTTTCTAAAGTCTCATTAATCTGAGCCAATGTCGGCGGTGATTGAGTACTGAATAAATTCTGAGTAAGAGTGGCTGCATACTTTTGTATTTGTTCATTTTTGCGAACATAATTGAACCATTTTTTATTCAGTTTAATGTGAGTAAACACTTTATCATAATCATCTCCCACATCAAGAATACTTTCAATATCATCCAATATTAAAGCTGAAGAATCCGACCACGCAGTGGCAACTGCATCTTTTTGCCAAGCTTCCACAGCATAATCCATCGCGGTTATTCCTTGGAAATATGGACTATTAGCTGCAACAAATTCTATATTACAGGCATTAGACACTAAAGACCAACAAAGATCAGTCATTTGAGAATTCATGGCATTTCTGACAAAACTCAAATCATCCCCATAATAATCAACTAATTGTTGTGCTGCAGTAGCATTTTTATACGTAGCAAATTCTAACTTAAGTTTTTCAAATTTTTCGATATCTTCAGCAGTCATTTCACGACCTTTACCAAATTCAATCATGTCCCCCATAATATCCTTATAACCCGGACGGCCAGCAACAGGGACAGTGGATAATGATGAAATTAGATCAGCTGCTTCATTAGTACGTAAACTTAAATTAGAACGTGTTTTCCAAGTTTCCTGAGTAGTTTCTACCAAAGGAAACGTCAATTGAGCTGCAGGAGTAGGCAGAGGGTTACTGATGTACCATGCTTGAATATCCTGGACAGTCAATATTGAATCTAAGACAGGTTTTAACTTTCCCATTTTTTAAAAATTTAAGATTAATATTTTATTTCATTGACATCCAGACTGGCTAAGTACAATGGACCAATACAATTTTCCACAACATCAGCCCTCTGATAAGCATCCTTTATAAGGATAACTTGAGTGTCAGAAGGTACTTCCAAAGCTTCCTTAATAATTACATCAGCTGCATTTTCTAAAGCCCCAGTATCAGCTCCTTCCCCAGCGGACACACTAGATTGATAAATAAAAGTACCTACAGTTGCACTTTCCAAAGCCGTCCCCACAGTAATAGTATCATACAACACTCCTCCTACAGTTCCGACTTCAGTAACTACAGTACCAGCATATGCGGCTCCGCCAACTTGTTGGAAAATAATATCACCCGTTTTGAATTGATTTGTGCTTGATTCAACTCGAAAAACAGTTGTAGTAGAACCAGTCAACAATACAGCTTGTTTACAAACTGTACGCTTTCCAGATGAAGGCGCAGTCAAAGGACATCCCTCAATAACTATCTTACCAGCCGTTAAATCAGCCACAGTCAAAGAGATGCCACCTGGAACATCAGCAATCCTATTAATGATGTTCTTTCTACTGAGCGCAGTGCTCGATTTAGTAATTTGTTTCATTATTCATTCTTTTTTGTTGTTAGTTCTTTTTGCTTTTGGACTAATTTTATAGCATCCCCCAAAACAGGAGTTTGCCCAGTGTCTTCTTCCTCTTTTTTGGGAGGAGGAGTGGACGGAAATGAGATACCTTTTTCTTTAGAAGTTTGGATGAAATCATTCTTTGCTTTACTTATTTCAGTAAGATATGTTTCAAAATCATCTTCTGAATCAAATCTCAACTTGGAAAAACCTTGTAAAAAAGGTTTAGAATAAAAATCAGGAGTACCTTCCAAAGTTTTTTTCAACTTTTCACTTCTAACTGACTTTACTTTATCAGACTTCATAGTATTAAGTTCAGTCAAGAGAGCTTCTTGCTTGTCCAGAATACCTTTGGCCCAAGTAGGTATTTCCTCATTTGGAGGTAGGTTTTTTTTAAGCCGTTCTTCCTCTGCTTTTTTCTTCTTTGCTTCTTCCTCTGCTTTTTTCTTTGCTTCTTCCTCTTTTTTCTTCTCCGCAGCGGTTTTAACAGCTTCCCCAGCATAATAATTTAAATTACCAGCTACACTTTTGATAGCAGCAGTAAAATCAGATTTTTCAAGTATCTCATCACTGGTGATCAGTGATTCTAGTGAACGTGCGAGGTCTTCCAACGTTCTGTCAGAAACATGCGAGTTTTCTCCACGCTGTTCCTTAAGTTTTGCCAAAATTTTATCGAACATTTTATTAAAATTTTAATTATTTTTAGTAAATATATTAAAAAATTTACATTAATTAACTCCCTGTTACTTAATACTTTTAAGAACTTTTTTTATAAATATTTTAAAATTTTTTTAAAAAAAGTTTATAAAAAACTTAATAATTCAAACTTTTTTCTTAAATTAGCGTATACTTAACTTAAGTAAATAACAAATTAAAACTTACGATTATGACAAATGCAGAAATATAGCTAATAAATAAACTCTCGCAGTTCCCGTAAGTCTGCGGGAAGTCACCCCTGCTCCTTCCGAGGTCAGGGGTTTTGTCAGTAGAAACTAAAACTTACGAAAATGGAAAATCCAAACAAATTTATGTATATTCCGACCAATAATGGTCCGAGTTTCGCAAGCATAACTATTCATACCCAAGAACCTTACTCCCCTTATGCTGAATCTTCAAAAAAATTAATAAATAATATGAAGGCTATGTTGGACCAATTATATAGGGATTTCGAAAAATCCCAAACAAGAAAAAATATCCGTGAAGGTAATGACGGAATGGTTGAATTATTTAATTAAAACAAAATGATTCCTGATTCTTTAAAACCTGGAAATAAATTTAAATATACCCCAACCGGGGTTATATTTACAATTTATGAAGTAACTGATTTTTATATATCTTGGAAAGTATGGTTCAGTGTAAAAGGAAATTGGACGCTTCCAACTTCCAGGATAGTAAGTGAGCCTTTATATTTATTTCAGCAAGGGCTTCGTAAAAAAACCTACATTTTATTAAATGAAAATTCTAACCAAAATGATATTAGTTATGATACTAGTATATAATTGCTCATTTCATAACTACAAGCATACATCCCATAAATGCTGTGATCATGATGAAGGATTATGTTTATTTATCCCTGATCCTTCTGCTCGCATAATAACAGGATACCACCGAGGCGTTATCTTTAAAAAAAGAACTTATTATACAGTAATAAATGGAGAGGGTCAACCGGCTCCCAAAATATTAATCACTGATACTTTATTAATGCCCATAGGCACCTATATGGAATTAAAACCTCAATACCACTAATATGGAATTTGAACACAATATGTACTGGGCTAAGCAACAAAGCATTTGCGCAATCTTCTTTAAAGATTTTCTATTCATCCAAAACCATAAAGTATATTATTGGACACAGGGAATACTATACATCAAACCTACTAATCATGAGATACTTAAAGAATCTTTTAATTTATTCATAAATTAATTAAAAAAATGATGAAGGGATATAGTAAATTAATATTAGATGAATTTGATGTTTATTGGATGTGTATGAATGGAGGGTACACACTAGATTATCGAACCGGAAAAGGCAGGGAAATTAAAACAATAACTAAAAACATGAACCCAATTTTATTAAAAAATGCAGCAAAATTTGTAGGTTTAAATTCTGCAGCTTTATCACCGTTGCGATTCGGGGACATTAAAAAATTCAAAAAATTAGAAAACTTAAAAAATTAATATTATGAATCCGCAAGAAAAAGCAAAAAGATTAGCAAGAGCCATAACAAATGACCCTGTATTAAAGCAGTTAACAAATGCTAAAACAGATTTACATCAAAAATCAAGACCAATGTATATTATTACGCTTAGAACCAAAAAGGGAGAGTTTATTAATAATATTAATAAATACGTACCTACTGAATTAAACGGAAATATTAAAAAAATATCTCAACATCTTGATTACGCCATCCAGCAAAGAAAATTAGAAATAATTAAATTTTATGAAAATAGTTAAGTAAGCTTATCCAGAGCTATTAATCTGGTACGTTCTTTATAATGGATTCTCAATTTTTTTCCCGGCTAAATTAGCCGGGATTTTTTATGAGTTCCTTTCAAACGTGCGTGATTTGAATTTTGTATCTTTTACGTAAT